ACAACACTTGGACTGCCGATGCTGTCATCAATTGGAATGCACTCAAACTCACTGGTTCATACACTGCAACAAGCGGTGATGTCGGTGACAATTGGGGCACGGTTTGGAATGCTGCATACACAATGGATAAGTGGGAACCATTTGTCCAGTATGAACGTGGTTCACTTGATGGTAGCACTGAAGACCTCAGTGTCGCTACCTTCGGTGTGAACTACTACGTCAATAAGAATATCAAGTGGACAACCGATCTTGGTTATGCACTCAATTCTATTGATGCAGGCTGGAACTTGGGTGATACTGGTTGGAATACAACCACTGCTAGTGGAGAGTATCTCCTTCGCACCCAACTTCAAATTCAGTTCTGATTCGGGAATATTCCCGACACTTCAGCAACCTTACGGATTTTCCGTAAGGTTGTTTTTTTTTATCAACAAAATAATAAAAAACGTCATTTCGTTTATAAATAACTTATGGAATGCTTAGTTCAAAAAGTGCATATTTCTTAGCAACTACATTATGGTTAGTAGGGTGTATAACTCAGACACCAGTTCCGCAACAAAAAATACAAGAAACAAAAGCAGAAGAAACCAAAACAGATTTTCTGGATGGTTTTGAAACTGTACATTGGTATGATTTTGATCCATACCCAACAGTGTGTTCATTGTCTGGTGTCATGGGGAATGTCATTGGTAGCGGTGTCCTCATCGCACCTAATGTAGTGCTAACGGCTGGACACTGTATAGACGATATAGAATTATCTCACGTTTCCTTCGGGAATCAGATAATATGCATATCAGAGACACTGATCCACCCCAACTATGATCTGTTTATGCGTGTTCCCCATGACATTGGACTTCTGTTTTTAGAACATGATGTGTATGGAGTTGAACCAGCAACCCTACACGACGGTCAGTTCATCTGTAGGTTTGTAGACATAACCACGGTTGGTTTTTCTTTTTCTTTCAAAAAATATAGCAAACCCGGAACCTTTAAGTACTATGGTATCGTACTAGAAGATATTGGTGAGATTAAATTTCTTCCAAGGAAAGCAACAATATGGCACGGCGATTCAGGTGGAGCAGTATTTACGGATTGGCGTGGACAGAGATTGCTCATTGGAATCATCTCTAATTATATGATGTTGGATGGAGAAATAGTAGAATGTTCTGCAACAAGAGTTAGTATGTTTAAACATTGGATAGAGGAGAGTATAAATAAACATGAAGGAGTTTTGGAAAACGCGATTGATGTTACTAGCGACACCTGAAGGAATGATTGTTTCGTTGATTGGATTCATGATAGGAACTTTAATTGCAAGGGGGTTGTAATTGGAAACACATGTCTTTGAATTGTTGATTCTTTTGTTGTTGTTTTTTGCTTCAAGTTTGGATATGGAAGAGTGATATGATTATTGCAGGAATAGATTACAGCCTTACCGGACCAGCGATATGTGTGTTCAATGGTGGTTCAATTTTTACATATGGTAATTGTAATTTTTATTATCTCACAGATACAAAGAAATATGCTAAGTCAGTAGATAAAAATATACACGGGAAAACTTTCTCGGAATATAATACTGAATGTGAAAGATATAGTACAATATCTGATTGGGCATGTTCTGTTGTGCTAGGGGCAGACCAAGTTGCACTGGAAGGATATGCATATAGCAGCACGGGTAGAGTTTTTCATATTGCAGAAAACACAGGTGTGTTGAAATATAAATTGTGGGAAAATAGCATACCAGTTGAGATAATCCCCCCAACCACAATTAAGAAATTTGCATCGGGTAAGGGCAACTCTAATAAAGAACGAATGTATGAAAGTTTTATTAGAGAGACGGGAATACATCTCAAAGAAAAAATGGGTGCTGCTTCGGTGGTAAGTCCCATCAACGATATAGTAGATTCATTCTACATCTGTAAATATTTGCACAACGAATTATACCCAGACACTACAAGTTAGTGAATATCATCTCCGCTCCACTTCTTGAAGTCTTTTCTGATAGAAGCAACTTCTCTCTGAGTGGACCTAGATTGTATCATATTTGATGTCTTTTTGAATTCCCCATGGTCTATCACCTCTCCACCATTTTTTGCTGTCTCAACGCTATACACGACCTCCTCCAACGCCTTACGATCCTTTCTGAATTGATACACAACTATACCAATTCCAGTAAGAACGCCCAGACCAGCAAACACACCACCAAATATACCAACATGTTCCATGTAGAGGGTTGCATAGGTTCCAAGTCCACCAGTCACCGCACCCATCAGGAATAATAATGCACCAAGTTTTGGGTTGATGAATATAGCAACAGCGATACCACCAATACACAATAGTAAACCCGCACCTGCGGTTACACTTGCAATCCAGTATAAACTTTGGACTGCTTCCTTGCGTTCTGCATCTCTGAATTGTGAGTTTTCTACTTCCAGCACTTCTACTTCATCTGCCGCAACATCTATTTGATCTGCAATTATGGGGAGTTCGTCAGGTTCCGGTATTTGACGAACATCCTCTGCAATATACTCAAGTCTTTGTGATGTATCACCACGAACTACAATGTCTGGTGCCGATTCACATGCTGGTAGTAATAGACATAATGTAAAGAGGAAGAGTTTCATTTCATTCACACATCTTGGGGTCGTTTTGCTACCGTGCTAGTACCCTGACCAACTATGGTCACGAATCCTATTTTTTCTTTTCTTTTTGCATCATCGATTCTTGTGTTTTTTGCACGAAGGTCATCTAATCGTTTGCTAATATTTTCTGGATTGGGAGAATTTTCGTCTACTCTTTTTGGAATAAGATATGACATTTCACCAGTCATTTGATTTCGTACAATAACAGGTGAACCCGGATTCTTGTGAGAATAAGAACGAATTTCAGAATTGTGTGCGTCTTCCATGTTCAATTTATTCCCCCAACGTTCAAACTTCATGCGACCACGCATACACTTGGCATACTCGTTGGGAGTAACATCAAACACACTGCATCCAGCAAACTTGTCCTTTTTCTTTTCTGGATGTACTGGAGGCTCATTACCCAATCCAGTAATTGCAGCAGGGTTAGCAACGTTTGTTATTTCATTTATTAGTTGACCAAATGTTTTCATTTTCTCTTCCTCGGTGTTGGGTTCTTGTAGTTCGTGTTGCTAGTTATTTGTTGGGGTGGGACTTTCTTTTTTGGTCTGACGTTGGAGTTTATTGTTTTTTTAATCACCCTCTGTCTCACCGGAGGGTTGTTTCTGTTTTTATTACATCCGCATCCCATTAGCATCTACCTGTAGTTTTGTGAATATGATTCGTTGGTTGTTGGTGGTTGATTCGTATATATTTATACCAAGTACGTCATCAATTACTACCGGTTTTTGTTCTATTTTGCAAATATTTCCTTCATAATCTTCAACCAAGTCTCCAATTTTAGGTTCTTCGGTCGCAGAGAAGGATTCATTCAGAACATCTGTTTTGATGTCAATGTCATTTTCTTCGCAGTGCTGTATAAAGGCTTGTTCTATTAGGTTTGCAGATTTTCCAGACGGGTCTGTTTTGTTTAATTCTTCCCGAACTAAGAACAATGCAGATGCAACTCTGCCCAATTTACTTTTCACTAGGGGCACTTTCATTAAAATCTTCCTTAAATTTATAACCAACCGGAAAAATATGTTACTTGATAACTTTTCTTCTGAAGTTTCTAAATCTCTTTGCTTCTTGAGAAAGTTACCTTTATCATCAATGATGCCTAATTTATACGCAGGCATATCAACAAAATCAGTTGTGATATACTTCAGAAACTTGTAGATTACAAATCCATTAAATATTCGCATTGGGCTGAGTAATCCTGCCATTATATTTCCTTTAACTTCTTAATGATAAAGATGTCAACCTCAACGTCTTTAAGATTGACACCTTCAATTTCCTCTGGTAGATAGTTTAGATATGAAAGAAATGATTTAAGTTGAGGATACATCTCTCTGTCTAGTTTGTAAAAAAGCATTTTTGTGCATCCTAGTGGCGTAAATAAATTCCCTAAAACTATTATGTGATTTAAAACTAATCTCTCTCGTAACACACCCTTGTTTATATATTTGCAAAGGAGTCTTTTTATATACTTAATCCGGTCGATGTCTTCGTTGAATTCCTCCATGTTTTTGCATTGAGGGTTGTCGTAAAGTTTCATCGCATATAATATAAAATTATCATCATTTAAAATGTGCATGTAGAGAATTATTCTTCATTGTTAGGTTTATTATCAGGAACAATCATTGCCTTTATTTTATAAAGACCAGACTCATTAACGTCATAAGTGCATTGTAGAGACATACCGACACCATTGTTATTGTGAGATATACCATCACCTTTGTAAAAACCATTCTTCATGAGGTTGTGTGTTGGTGTAGTACCAAACTCACCACCGAACCGATTGATTTTATAGGAAGTCGTACCTTCTTTGATGGAGTTGTTGCTCGGCATTTCAAAATCCAACCCAGCAAGATTCAACTTTTGTCTGAGTTGGGACATAGCATGTCTAGGTTCAATGAATGATCTTTCGGTGAAAGTGTGAATGAATGCGTTGATTTTATTCAATTGCTCTTCATTCTCAATCCGATATACACCATAGTCACTATATGCCGATTGCCAAGTGTCAGTAGTTGGTGTATATTCACTTTCTTTAAGAAAGTCTCTTAGTTCTTTGAATTTTCTCATACAATACTCCTTTATGATATGTATAATATACGTCAGTTAGACGCGATTCGCAGTTCCCTTACTGCATTTAGTTTCTTTGGACTCACCCTTTTTTTGTTTTTTGAGAAAATCAGGTTCTTCTGCACCAGGTGTGTCTTTTATGAGTTTTCTAACGTAATCAGACGTTCCATCAAAACCGGAACCATAGTCTTCATTTGTTTTTCTTTTAATCTTCACGGGTCTTGGCGGATATCCCACTTCCCAATTATCATTTTGGTATGGATATCCTGGAAGAGCCATTTCAATTTTTGCATTCTTTTCAAACAGGTTAGAGAATGATTCATCCACCGGTTGCTTCTCTTCCCCCCCTTCTGCTGCGGGTTCTTCAGGAGGTTCTGGCGGATCAAAGTCGCGGATATGAGCAGTAGATTTCTTTACACCAGTCTTCTTTACCTTTTTTGAGATGTTATCATATTGCTTGTCAAGACTTTCCCAATTATTGATAATATCCTTCACATCAGACGCGGTACTATACATGGTGACGCTTTTTTCGTCCTCAATGTAAGCATCGTAAAATGGTCGGGTTTTGATATACCACTCTTTGACGTACTTATCATTCGGATCTAACTTTTCCGCCATTTCTTCATCTGCTAACAATTCATAAAGAGCGTCTTTGATTTCCTTTGCTCTGTCTAACTTCATGTCTGGTTCTAGTCCTATCCATTCTCCAGATCTAGACATCAAGGGGTCATCAATTTCCGTTTCAAATCTTGCATCTACGTCAGTTTCTGCTTTTGGTTTCTTTATTGAAGTAAATTCTTCATCTGAAGAGTTCTGATGTTGTTCTTTTGTTCGGCGTGTCTTTTGGTTGGATCGTTCTCTTTTCTTTGCTGACTTTGTGTCTTCTTCGTCTGCTCTATCTTGGACTTCAAATATGAGATTAAATTCTTCATTAACAGAATTTTCATGATTAATCAATGAAGGAATTTCCTCTGGTTCAACTTCTATTATAATATCTTTCCCATTTATCCTGATTGTATTTTTTCTAGAAGCACTATTTGTCATATCATCTATAGACACACCAGGAATATAAGACATGTCTAGTTCTATGTTAGATACACCTACCATAGTGTGAGTAAAGTCTTCTTCATTAACAGAATTTTTAACATCTTCTGTTGTAGTTCCTAGTGAGGAGATATCAATTCCATTTGCTTCCATCAAGTTGCTGAACTGCTGGTCGATTTGTTCTATCTGAACTTTATGACTATTTGCTAACTCTTTTGCTCTTTTGAGTCCTTCGCCCGCCCGTACTTCAGAGCGTACTGATGTTCGTTGTCCAGCGTCTACGGCTTTTCTGCCTTTGAGTTTCTTGGCCACACCCTTTGCAAATTTCACAAGCCCGAACTTTTTCTCTTTAACAGAAAGACGAAGTGTGTTAACTTCGGCCAGATCTTTAGAATACTTTCTTGTTGCTGCATAGATCCCTGTTGGTGTTAACACATGCGATGCTGCTGCTCTTTCGTCGTCGAAGCCTAGTCCTTCTCCGGTTACCTGCACATGTGTTAACTCTTCTTTAAACAGACGCATAAATTCTTCTTGTTCGTCTGGAGCCTTATTATAATTATCTAAAAATTCTGAACACGCAGAATCAAGATGTTCTCTTGCACTTATAAAGTCACATTCTGGATTTATTGAACCATCCTCTAACATCATCATACCGGCATCTCTACCATCGTCATATTCGATTGGGGTATTTTGTAGGGTTTCAATGATTTCAGGATTTTCCCCTACCTTAGCATCAATTTTTTCTTGGTTTAGGAGATACTTTGGGAAAGCCTCTAGAGACTCTACCATTTTTAGTATACCCTCTTGAACATACTTGTTGCTTTTTAAAGAAGGATTTTCACTTACTCGTTGGGCTGTGGTTTCTAATGCTCTTCTAAATTCTTTTCCGGTTGTTGAATAATTAGCAGAAGAGAATTGATATCCGCCATCTGCCTTCATACTGAAGCGATTGTCGCCACATAAAAGATCTGTCTTTGGTTCGCCCCCGTTAATTCCTCTAACATCTACCTCTGTGGAGTGCTTTAGATTTTGTAGACATTCGGGTCCGAGTTGACTTATACATCCCTTTGCTTGTTCAAGTGCCTCTTCTGAGAATGTAAAGAATTTAGGATCATTACGGAGATCCTCAATATCTTGTCCTGTTGCGATACGAGCCAATAATACTGTTGCGAATTCTAACTGAAGACCTAAATTTCCACCCTTTTTCTTCAACACACCATATTGTGTTGTTAAATCATTTATGGACAATTCACTAACACTAACTTTTGCACCTTGTGGTTTAATATCCATACTCTTGCGTTTTATTGGTGATGTGGAAACGGGTGTTGGAACACTTCTTGTTGTGTCTTTTCTTTCTTCTTTGGAAGAAGTGTCGTCTTTCTTCTCTACATCCTTTTCATATTCACTAGTATTCCCAATATAACTTGTTTTTGCTGCTTTGATTATTTCATCATCAAGGAATTCTTTTGCCGTGGGTGTAACTCTAAACTCACCTTTTTGAATAGCAGGTCGAATTATACTTTTAATGGAACCTTTACTGAGTATGGGGGCATCCTTTGCTTTCTCGGATGTACCTTCCTTACTTCTACCCAATACCTTTTTAACATCCCCACTAATATGTCTTGTTATTTCAACATCATTCTCTTTGGTGCGAACAACATACACGGACAATTCGTTTGCTTCAAATAGGTTGTTTATATCTTCTGTGAATCGATGACCATGTTCACATATAAATGCATAGAGTTCATCTATATCTACCCATTCTCGGATATTCATGTTTCTTTTTATTTCTTGAAATACTCGTTGGACTTCTCTTTTATTAATCATTGTTGGCATTCCTGATTGAAATGTGTTTAAATTATCATCTACCACTGCTTGTCTCATTTTAGACGCGGACATACCAGAAACGCCTTCTGCATCGGGGTCGCGTTCACCAGCAGACACCACGACAATTTTTTTAATGTTCTTGTATTCCCCACTTCCAATATACTTGGACATATTTCGTTCAAATTCTTTCACTCTATCGGAACCCACAACCATATAAATGGTATCATAATTCAATGCACTTAGGTATGCTAATGCATGGAACGGGGTTCTTATTTCATCGTTGTTTATGACATTACTTTTTCTTGCTATTTTGGTTAAGAGTTTGACTTTTGAATTGTACGTCAATGGATTTTTTTTGCTGTCATGAGACGGACTTGCAAATATGAAAGAATCACCACCCACAGAGCGAGCAGTCTTCTTTACTTTAGTAATCAATTTAACATGACCTATGGTTGGTGGATTAAATCTACCAAATGTAAATACAGCAGTTTTCATGCGCAAACCTCCATTTTATATATAAAAAGCAGAGAGACTATTAATCTCTCTGCCTTATTTACCGCCCACAACTAACAGTGGGTCGCCTCGCTTCGAGACGTTTTATTTTAAAAAACGGGATATTGGACACCTCCTCCGCGTTATCCTACCACACTGATTAGCCGTAGCGGTTGATCAGTGTTTTATTTATTCCACGGGAGAGATTTAGTTGCCCAAGTCCAGAGGGGTCTGCCTACAACGGTTCCTGCAATGAAAAGTACAATGCTGTAAAATACGGTTCCTAAAATACTTGAAAACATGGCTAATCCTCCTTTTGGATTGTGAATCCTTTATGGTGTTTACGTTCGCCTCTCAAAACTGCATAGAGGGCTGATTTGTTTAGGTTGTTTTTCCTACAGAATTTTGTGACATTATCGACCACTTCTTCTTTACCATCTGGAAAGAATAAGCGATATATCGTCTTTTCCTTCGTCTGGGAGTTATTAACAACCTCTTCCCATATAAGTCCTCTATTCACTTTTTTAAAGCATCCACCATATTTATCTAAAAATATTTTCTGATAATGTTTTTTCTTTGAATCTTCGTTAATTTTTACCCAAGTCCGAGTGTTCTTCCGGTTTACATCATCTCTATTTAGCATTTTAATCCCAATTTTTTGCAACGGTAAAGTTGTTTTTTGAAAATTCAAGTCTGTCAACCAACTTAAATGCTTTGTCGGATTTTTGGTCAATACTTACAAATCCTTCAGGGGCAGTGATTTTATATCCAGAGTCTGTCTTTACGAAAGTTTTCATTTTGCCCTTGATTTTATTGAGTTGACTAACAATAATGTTTTTTAACACTAAAAGTTCCCCAAATAAATCAAACATATCGTCATATTTCGAAGATTGTGAATTCAACGTTGAGACGATAGAATCTAATTCTTTCTTCTTTCGAGACTTTCCTGCATCACTTCCCAACTTATCAATCTTTCCCTCATACACACCATTGACATATTTCACAAAATCATTATGTGAAACCTCTAGCGTGCCTACTCGCACTTTGGAATTGATGTATATTTTAAGAAGAGACTGGACATTAGGTTCAATGGAATCCAAGAAGCGACCCACACGTTTGATGAGAGATGTTGCATTTGTTAACGATGCATCAAATTTATTTATATCCGATGAAGATAAATTGACTCCAGAAAAGTCCTTAAACGACGAATCATCATACCAAACATCATTGCTTTTCTTAAGTCGTAGTTTGGGACCGAAGGATGCTCTCATTGTTTGAATGGTTCTGCCTTTATATTCTGTGTGGAATACAATCCCCATCTTTGCTCGCTTAAGTTTGCTGCTCAATAAACTATTTTCTGACACAGCATATGTAATTGTATTTGGGGTGAAAGTGATGAATTGTTCACCATCAATTTCTTTTGAGACGAAATCGCCCTCAGTGAACATTAAATCACCTTGAAGAACGCCGGTGATTTCTAATTTAGATAAATGCTTTAGTGCAATTTTAAGTTTATCTGCTAATCCACCACTATGATTTTTGTTAATGTCTGCATTGGTGTAATTGATTTTGGGAGTTTTGTTAAATACACTTTTTGTTCCAACAAAAAACTTACCATTTTCTGGATCCTTCCCACAAATGATTGCGGGTGCGCCATCCCACTTGACGGTAAGACCAATACCTTTTGATGAATGTCCCCCGAGCATGTTTCGCAATGAAGTCAGGAAACGAATAGAATCTTTCACTTCATCTGAACTCATGAAGATAGAATCTTCAATATGTTCTAGGTGTGTATTTTTAGATTCAGACAGGAAGGTGCTGAGGCATTTCATTTTCATTGCGGTACTCTTTTATTGTGTGGTGTAACAATTTTATATATCGTTTGGGTTCTTCTTCAAAAACCTGAACCGGACCACCCTCGCATGTTACAAGAATCACAATATTGTCAATTTCAATACCGGTTCTTTCTTGAAACATAATAGCATATGCAGTCGCTTGAAGAAAATAGTTACTAATGTATTTCTTTGATTTCTTTTTGGTACTTCCCTTGAAGTCTATCACGGATAGTTTACCATCAAACTCAGCGATACAATCAACACGACCAGCAAGACCAAGAAGTTCAGACCACAGAGACGTTTCCAATTCATATATGTTGTCTATTCTGTTCAGTTCAGAAAGAGCGTTCGTAAACATTTCCGCCTCAAGTTTCGGTATAGATTCCACATCAACATTTTCATTGTTGAGATAATGCTCTATAGTGTCGTGAATTACATTTCCTCGGTCACACACTCTCTTGGATTCTTTTGGATTGTTTTTTCTCCACTCAGCAAAGAAATCCTTCTTCTTCCATCCGGTTACAGTCGTGACACTTGGAAGATTGCCGATTGGGGAATTGTATAAGCGGATTCCGGTATTAGTCGTTGCCGACATCTCTTCCAAATTCCATTCTTTTTCTCTATGCGTAAATTGCTTTTGTTTTTCCATACTATACACCTTATTTACATTCATTATATACAATTATTTGTCAATGTCAACTATCCCCTGGTCACGTTGAGTAATTTTTGTATTTGAAGTTCACATTGCGATTCTCTTTGTGCGCCAGGCCAATAAAGGTAATCCTTGCCTTTATTCTTTTTCAAATTAACCAGTAGTGGGAGGACAATCTTTTCAATTTCTTCCATTTTAACCGTTACCAGTTCATCATATTGTTGCTTGACTGCTCCCGCGCCTTCGCAGGTAGAATTGATTTCAAGTATCATATCCAATTTTTCTTTGATTGCTAGTATTTCATCTGGTGTTGTTGTATCACCAGTCAACAAGTTATTTAGTTCGTCTTCGTCTACGCTAGTAAAACCAAAGTCAAAATCTTCATAATCATTAGGGTTTATGTCAGTCATTGATTGCGTCTCCGGCGTCTCTGTGCGTTGATGAGTCTCTGAAACTCAGCGGCCCGTTTGGTGCCAAATTTGTTCTTAATTCCTTCTATTCCGCCATGCTTCCTCAGTGCATTTCTTGTCATGTCACCCAAGTCCGGTTTGCCCACGTTGGAACCCGGTATGCGTCTTGCTGCTTTACTTGCTACTTTACTTGCTGCTTTAACCGCTCCTGATGTTGTTGCCGAGGCTTTCTTAGGAGTTGTTGCCGAGGCTTTCTTAGGAGTTGTTGCCGAGGCTTTCTTAGGAGTTGTTGGTGCGGAAGCGGCCTTTGCTGCTACGTTAGCATCATAACCAGTTTTCTTTCCTCGTAATCGTTTTATGTCTTGTTTTAGACGGACATTAAATCTTCGCACGGGTCTAGATTTAGCGACACGTTGCGAGATAGCAGAAGCAGTTCGCCTGGCGTTGTTTGTTGATCGCTTGACATCAGAAAGTCTATTAGAAATTTTATCAGAAAGTTTATCCAGAGACATTTTGGTTATACTTCCAGTTCCTGGTTTATTAGCAAACTTTCGCCCTGTTGCTGCGGCAGTATGAACTGCTGACTTAATTGCACTTGATATTTCTTGTAATTCTGTCGGCATGAATAATCCTTTGATATAAATAGTAATGACTACAATATATAGGAAAATCACTATGTCAAATTTTTATCAGAAATCAACTCCAGTTTCAACAGGTTCTGTGTTGGGTCCAAATAAAGGCATTTTGCTCTCAAACACAACAGGAGCAGCAATCTCAGTAGCATTGTACACATATTCACAATCGGGCGGGACGGCATCGATGGTTATTGATGTTCCTGCTAATGATATGACCATTGTGCCAGTAGAGATTCATACCTATGTAAGTGGTGCTACTGGATATAAACTCAACTAGACATTTTGCCGAAGGTGCCACTTGACGCTCTGTCCAAATTTTCATGGAATCTTTTGGGCAGTCCACGCTTCATACCTTCAGTTAATTGTTTAAAATCGGAACCTGCTGTTTTGGTCATGTCCACCCCTTGGGCAGAAGTGGAAAATACTTTATATACGGCATTTTCACTACATTTGGGACATGGCTTCTTGCAGGGAGATTGGGAATTGCTCATAGGCAGAAATTCCTCAAAATGATATTCACATTTTTCACACTTGAAATCATAACTCGGCATAATAATATCCTTTACAAATAATCACTATTATATATAATAATAGCAACAAAGGAACCATAACCATGAATAAAAATGATTTTTTAATGCATCTTCAAGGATTAGAAGAAGTCTCTAAGAACCCCCAGAATCTATGGGAGACTAAAGAGACTAAAGAGACTAAAGAGACTAAAGAAGAGATCGACATAAATAATCTTGAGGATTTCGTGTTTGAACATATTGATTTATATGTGGGCGATTCGTTGAACGAATCTTCAAGCGAAGAGGACATTAATGAATCAGTAGTGGAGTGTGTCAATGCATATAAGGAAGTATATGCATGTGTTTTAGAGTATGCTGAAACTGGCGATGAAGAGTTAGAACCAGTTGTTGATGAGTACCTCAACTCGTATTTTGCCGATTCGCTTAATGAGGATGTGCAAAAAGAAGAAATTGAAGAAGCATTCGATCAACTTGCATTGGTTTGTGAAGCGTTTGATTTATATTTTTCAGATGAATGAACGAAACTAGGGAATATCTTATAACTATGCTTTTGAATGAAGCGATATCTATGGATACTCGCCGTAAAATGGCTCGTGCTGCTAGAAGAACTGCAAAAAGAAGAGCCAACACTCGTAAAAGAAAGCAAATGAGAATAAAGACTGGCGACCAACTTAAAGCGAAGGCTAGCAAGTCAGCACGAAATAAACTCATTAAAAAGTTGTTTGGTGATACGCCATATTCACAAATGAGTTTGGGACAAAAACAAACTGTCTCAAAAGCATTGGATAAAAAGAAAAATGCAATATCAAAACTTGCCAAGAAACTCTTACCCCGTATGAGAAAATCAGAGTCGGAAAGAATTCGTAAATTGATGATTGCAAAAACAAGTGAAAACGGCATAAAGACATCATAATGACATCATATAAACACTTAACAGAAGGTCCATTGCTTCGGCTAATTAGACAGCATGATGATCCTATTAAGTTTAATCATGCTGTCATAAAAAAGCAATTAAAAAAGCAATTAAAACTAAATCCCAGGGGAGCAGCAAACACAAGGGAAATTGCTGCTGCTTTTCGTCGTTATCAGGAAACTAATAGAAAGAGATAGTAATACATGAGAAATGCCACATGAGCAGAGACGTACTTCTACTCAATTCCAGCGAAGAAATCCTAAAAGTCATAGACTGGAAGAAGGCTGTTAAGTTGCTCTCCGCAGGGAAAGCAACGAAACCATATAACTACAATAAAACTTATTCCATTAGGACGGTTCGCGGTGAGTACAAGATACCCGCTGCAATCGTCCTTGTTCGTTTTGTGTATTTACCTTACGAGGACCACTCGCCCACAAGAAGAAACATCTTCAAACGAGACAACTGGACATGTCAGTATTGTGGGTTCGTGTCAAAGAATCCCAAGAAACTCACAATAGATCACGTTTATCCACAATCAAAGGGTGGTGGAACACAATGGACAAATCTTGTCACTGCATGTCCAACCTGCAATTGTAAGAAGGGACACAAACTTCTCAAGGAATGTGACATGGAACTAAAAAACAAACCTACCAAACCAAAGAGACTTGCTCTTCAAATGGTAGGTCTGGATACTTCTGGTAAAGAATTATGGAGTAGGTGGTTCAATCTTTGATTGCAGTTCTTTCACACTTACAACAAAACCCAATGGTATCTTCTCTAGAGTACTAGATTCTTTATAGCCAATTGTACTCAATATACTGATATGCTCATCGTCTCTGTAAACACAATAACCAACCGTGTACATTTCGGGACATGGTTTCTTTGCATGTGCTAGTTGTGTTTTCAGATCATTCCACCCCACATCGCCGTGTTCTTCAGCGTCAATCCATATCACTTCAACGATGGGATATTCTTTACGTTTCGGCAATTCACTCTCCAGACGATATATGTATACTGCACTATATCACGGACCCAAGTAAAATTCAAGCATATATACCATGAAAGAAAGTAATTTTAAATAAATATAATAAGATCAGGAATTACATATGAGTCTAGAGAGTTGGTTTGAATTGTCGGGAATCATCGTCGCTGTCTTGGGTGGTGGTATTGTGGGTGGCTATAAAATTGCAAAGTCGCATGCTCGGAATCTTGTGAAAAAGAACTTCCCAAATAATGAATTTTGGAAAATTCACACCAGAATACATGAAACTCTTACTGAATTAAGATTGAAGACCGATTGTGCAAGAGCGCAGTTGGTCCAGTTTCATAATACTGGTTACTTCCTTGATGGCATTTCTATGAAGAAGATGTCCCTCACCCACGAATCACTAGAAGCAGGAATTGCATCCGAGATGGATGGTAGTGGGTTGAACACAAAGAAGGATATTCTGCTCACATTGGTTGTAGACTCTATGAACTTGATGATGAAAGATGACCCGCAACTCATAATTACAGAACAGATGAATTCGTGTCACATGAAAAACCTATTACATTCCAATGCAGTTGTCGCATTTAGTTTTCTTCCTGTTCGTGGTGATGATGGACAAATCATTGGGTACATCATGGTACACTGGTGTAGTCTAGGTAAAGTGGACGAGATAGACGAAAACATAATGATGATTGCAATGGAAGACGCACGACGCGAAGTTGAAATTGAACTAAACATTGAACACAAACAGACGAAACCATAATTATACATAAAGTAACAACGAAGGAAAATTATCCCATGGATAAAATCGACCAACAACTTATAGAATCAATCATTAGCGTAGTTAACCTTGATAATACTGAGCGTGATCAACTGGTAATGGAATATCTTGAAGGTTACTTTGGTGACGAACTCAATGAGTCTACTTCTGAAGATGACATCATGGAAGCATTTGCTAAATTGTTAGAGACTGCTGATGCTGTTAAAGATTATTTGAAAGAATTTATAGGAACTGGTGATTCTATAAAGAGGGGTTCCGCCGTACCGAAGACGAAGAATAAAAAACCCCTGAGTCCGGATCGTGCCCGCAGACGAGACGAACTTATGGGAAAGAAACCAATGAGTCCAGAAATGCTTGCTTTCAATAGATCACAAGCCGCAGGACCATATATTTCCGGTATAAAATAAACTAAAAATGTATACTATACTAGAATATCTTGAAGGTTACTTTGGTGACGAACTCAATGAGTCTACGTCCGATGAAGATATCATGGAAGCATTCAATGAGTTGTTAGAGACTGCTGATGCTGTAAGAGATTTTGTTGATGAAGGTAAGGTAGCAGATGTTGCAAAAAAGGTTGCAAAAAAAGTTGGTAATCTACTGGATACCCATCCCACCAACAGCCGCGTGAAGAATGCACTTCCTCCAAGACAAGATAGAATCAATCATAAATAAACTAAAAATGTATACTATAAAACCCCATTGGCGTAATTGTCAGTGGGGTTTTTGCATGGATATGTGGGTGTGTTGTGGAGTGTTGGTGGAATAGCGGAATGTAGGGGAAAATAGGGGTATTGTGGGGGAAAGTGGGAGAGAGTGGGGGAACGTCGATGGGTATGGTAAGTACAGCCTGCAACCGATAACGGAGTTTTTCCCAATACGACAGCACGCCCCAACCTCTGCCTAGGGGCAACCTATGATTATAACTCATAAACGCACATTCTTACATTATTACTAAGCCACCCGGGTCCCGGGTGGTCGTCCAGAACCCCGGAGAATTAAATATAATCAATAATTATAACAGCACCCCAACCAAAGTCGGGGTGCTGCATGATGAAACGTCACCCACATAGGGTCACGCAGGGAATATCAACCTCTGCCTAGGGGCAACCAATGATTCCAGCCTTTAAATGCACTTTTCAACCTACCGCAATCACATCCACGATCCGATTAGAGATCACCCGACTGGACTTCTTACGATTGCCACCCTTGATGAATGCATTACGAATCCGAGTGTTGCTCGCGTCTCCGGGAAGATTCTCAAACGGATCTGTTTCAACCTTGAGGTTGCCCTTGACTACCAGATTCAGATCCCATGCACCAGTCTCATGAACGAAGTGATGTCCAGTCTTGTATGCTTTGCACGCTTTCTCAAATTGTGCATTCTCAGTATCCCAATCACTACCAGAGAAGTAGCGATATCGCAGGGATTTGATATTGTTGGAATCGTGCAAGCGGATGCTGATCGCACTAGCACCAGTCCGGTCCTTGAGCAATTGAATGAGTGCGTTGGTATCACTATTACGAACCGCATAGGTCTTACGGGTCACAGGATCTTGGATAAACTTATTTGAGGAATTGTAGTATCCGTTACCGAGGATGTTATGTCCATCGCCATCGGTGAGGAATATGGTATTTACGATCTGAATCGCGTTCTCACTTTGGAACTGCGGGACGATCTCCAAACCAGCGACGATTGCTTCATTCAGGGGAGTGGAACCGAGATGTAGGACTGGTGGAACGCGGTAGTTATTGCAACCACAATTGTAGAGGTTGTTAACAGCAGTAATATGCTGCTTTGCATTCTGCTTGCTACTGAGGAAATTGAGCAATTGGAATCCGTGAGGACTCAATGTATTATCGTCAGTGGCGAATTGATTGGCGTAATATGCTTCACGCTTTTTCAGTGCTTCTTCGCTGTGGCAGTAGTGATTGAAGTCATCATTAAACATGCAACTAGTGAATGCATATACTTCGTAGGGGATTCCTGCTTTGCGGCAGAATTCCACAAGAATCAGCAACTGCTCAATGGTATCCTTGAGGATTCCACTCATTGAACCAGACCAATCAAGGAACAGGACGATGCCGTGATTCTTGCCGTCTGAGTGGACTTCATTCTTGAGGAAGATGTCTTCGCTCCAACGATAGTTGATCATCGTAGTGGTATCAAGAACGCCAGTCTTCGCAACATGGGAACGCTTGGATGCGTCCGCTGCTTGCTTCTGCTGGAATTGCTGAACCATATGATTCACAATTGCTTTGGAGTTGGACTTGAATTCCCGACAGGACTGGACGTACCGAGCGTACTGGTCCCGATCTCCCCGCGTAGAACTGAGAAATTCATCCCATACTGCTGCAATTTGCGTAGGGGAGATGATAATGTTGTCAAGGTTGGCATGTGGGACGTTGAAGTAACAATGTTCCTTCGCATTATCATCCCGCATTGAATCTTGAGCCTTCTCGTAGTTCCGTTGAGTGGAACCAGGTGAGGGGTCATTATTATAGGAATCGTAGGACAGGTCATCGCCAGATTCGCTGGACTGCTCACCTTGTTGGGAATCAGCAGACTCGCCATCGTCGGTATCGTCATCAGCGGATTGTCCAGAGTCTTCGCCCTGCTCATTGTCGCCTTGTTCGTCGCCAGCACCAGCACCAGATGCGGATTCGGAGGTCTCACCCTTCTCAGAGTCAGAACCGCCCTCACCTTCACCGACACCTTGCGCTGATTCTTCGCCGTTTTCGTCCAATTGGACTTGCTGTTGCTGCTGTTGCTGCTCTTGCTCTTCTTTGGTTGCGTCAAAGAGGTCAGATGCGACTTCCATGATATCCTCAAAGGAATTTGCAGCATCCAGACGAGTCAACCACTCCCGCTCTTCAGCGGTGAATGGGATATTCATCTGTCCGTAGATCTCACCCTTGTAGTACAGGTTGATGCGGTCAATCAAAGGCAGGTCAGACACTGACTTACCCTTCATTTCAAAGATATCCCGCTCATGCAGCGACTTGTATGCTTTGGCAAAGTCACGGCGGAGTCCGGGAAACTTATCTTTTATTTTGCGTTCAATGCGGACATCTTCGCAGACGTTCAGGCACATATGACGCAATTGTGAATTAGCATCGTCACCGACGAATCCTTGCCAACCATCGGCGGGCGTATGCAGCGCGTGGGACACTTCATGCCCGACGAGCATGTCATACATGTGTGAATCCATGTCTTCCCATACGGGCAGGCACAGAATACGGTTCTGAGTGTCAAAGTACGCTGTCTCAGCAGATGCGTCATGCTGGACCGTGAGGTCTTCGGACGCGAGGAGGCGCGCAAGGATGTCCTTGGCGGCGGTTCGTACGTTAGGGGTTCCCTGTTTCATCGCGTGTATTATACCACAAATTCACCCTAAAATGGGGGTTGGGATGGACAAAATGGGAAAATAACGAAGATTTTGTTATCGGACACTAGGATAATCACGAAACATGGATAGATTTATCGTTAATTGCTCCGTGTTTTTCATTAATTTCACTCTTTTTTCCATTTTTATAACATTCACCCATTGACACAGAGTTATAATTATGGTATTCGCGCGTGCATGTGCGCGTTCCTGTCTTTATACGCACACAAGCACCGAACAAGACCCGAACAAACTATATTTTCTTCCACAAGTGCTGTATTTGCAGGTATTTACGTCATTTGACCCTTATTTTCTGGATTTTGTCTATCCTAACCCCCACATGAGGGCAAATTTCTGTTATAATACACAGGTCGCGGGACGGAACCGCGACACGGACCTTCCTTCGGAGACATGATGAAACTCAAACAACGACCTCAACAATTCGTGAACGCCCTAGCGGCAGCGGGTTGCACTTCACCAGTCACGCGCGCCGATCTAGTCGCCGCTTGTGAATCAACGGGCATTTATACATGCCCGCCTTCATGGATTACGCAAGACTCAACCCGCAAAGCGGGTCGGGGTCTTTACGACATTCCTGAGATAGCCTCCGCTTCCCCGAAGGACGAGACTCCCGCCCCTGCGCCCAATGCTTGCGCCACCGTGCCCGCAGTGGCACCGCAGGGTGCGGTAGAGTCCGTTCCTGCTGCCAATGCAGCATTCACGATGGGTATGACTGGTGGCGAACGTGCTACCCTCGTCCCATCCGCCTTTGACGGATATGTCGCCTGGGGACACTTCTCTGACGTTGAGAAGATCGTCCGCTCCAAGCAGTTCTACCCGATCTTCGTGACTGGTCTTTCTGGTAACGGCAAGACCCTCATGGTGGAGCAGGTTTGTGCGAAACTGAAGCGAGAATGTTATCGCGTGAACATCACGCGCCAGACAGACGAAGACGATCTGCTGGGTGGATTCCGCCTCATCAACGGCAATACCGTATGGGTGGATGGTCCTGTAGTTTCCGCTATGAAGAATGGTGGCGTGCTGCTTCTGGACGAGATTGACCTCGGATCCGCCAACCTGATGTGCATGCAACCCGTTCTTGAGGGTAAGGGTGTATTCCTCAAGAAGATCGGTCAGTGGGTCACTCCCGCCGCCGGGTTCACCGTCTTCGCCACGGCTAATACCAAAGGCAAGGGTTCAGATGATGGACGATTCGTCGGTACTGGTGTTATGAATGAGGCGATGCTTGATCGTTTCCCCGTGACGTTTGAACAACCCTATCCAACGAAGTCCACTGAGAAGAAGATTCTCACCAAGGCGGGACTGGGCGATGCTGAATTTGCCGATCATCTGACCTCCTGGTCTGATTCGGTTCGCAAAGGATTCTATGCTGGTGCAGTGGATGAGATCATCTCTACTCGCCGTCTGGTGGACATCGTGAACGCATACGCGATCTTCGGAGAGCGTGAGAAAGCGATCAATTTGTGTCTTGCTCGGTTTGACGATGAGACGCGGGAATCGTTCCTGAGTCTATACGAGAAGATCGATGCTGATCTTCGTGCAGGAACGGATGAGAATGCAGAGACTGCCGCAGTCACTGACGACAACAAATGCCCCTTCTGAAAGGAATGAAATATGGCATATTGGCAAGCCGAATTGGACCTCTTCCGCATGAACGACCCTGACTGGACCCCCTGGACCCCGGACCAGGAGCAGTACTATCTTGAAAACCCTGATGAGTGGCCTGAGTCAGACCCCGATCTGGACGAGGTGCCACATGAAGAGGAAGGTGACGCGGTGGAGTCTGACTGGTGGCATGACCTAGACCCCTATGGCGAAGAAGATCCAGACTGGGATCCGCCGCTACAGGACGCGCATGGACTCACTGCTGATGGATATGATCTATTGGCAACAATGGATTCTCAAGGAGATTTTATATGAACTCGACAACCATGGAAATTTCAATTGCACTGGACCTGCTTCAAGAGGGTATTATGGTACTACTCCACGAACAAGACCATCCTGCATACATGGGCATCGTTTTTGATTTACTAACCACCGTGGGTGCATTGACTAATGAGTATGGACCCGAATACTTTACAGACGATGAGATTGACATCGTTGAAGAAACAATCAGTACATGCATTAATGCATTGTATTACTATAACAACAGCCACAACATGGAGAATGAATGATGGCACGACCTCGTAAGAACATTTCAATTGATTTTAATACCCTTGACGCTGCGCCAGTAGGCATGATGCACAAGATTGCACCCATTGCTGAATCAGCAGGTGCTAGTGGACCCACCGTGCGTGACCGCTTGGCGGAACACTACGGCGAGCGCATCACGTTCAAGCGTGGACGCAAGGGTGGGTTTATGATTGCCGCCGATATGGCTGTCTGAGGGTGAGGATTGCATAATTGTCGTTAGGGTAGGGTGGCGACATTTGAGGCGCAAGGGTATATACGGATGCGCGTTATGCAAAAATAAAAAATAATATTGAAGGCGGACAGCAAATAATAAAAAAAAAGATAATATTTATTTTGACGCTAGCATGCCGGAGATAAAAACGACCCCCACCCCCATGAATTCTAAATTTTTTCGCGGGTAAAAAATAGACTCCACAGGATCGCATAAAATGCTTTACACAGAACCATAAACATGATATAATATAGACTTATAATAGAAGTCCGTTGCAAGGTGTGGTTACTGGTAATTTATCCAGAGAAGCATTGACTTTAAACGCAATCGTGCTTGACACAGTTCTCACGAAAGATGAACGATGTTAAGGCAGAGACGCTTAACGGCGACTCTGCCAATTTACAACCCAGTCCCCTGTAACTCAGTTGGTAGAGTGATCGGCTGTTAACCGATTCGTCGCAGGTTCAAGTCCTGCCGGGGGAGTTTCATAGGTGCAGTGGCTCAATTGGTTAGAGTACCGGCTTGTCACGCCGGGGGTTGCGAGTTCAAGTCTCGTCTGCGCCGTTTAAAAAACCCCCCAAACAAAGGAACCTTAATGGACCAAAACGAAGTAATGAACGAACTCACAGCAGGCATATGCGAAGTGATTTATACTGACTCATATTCAGTAGAACACAATATCGCTGCCACGTTGTCAAAAAATCACTTGCCAAATGTAGATGATGAGAATAATTCTACAGAAAAAGTTATACATTTATGGAACGTCCGTGATGAAGTGTGGATGCACATTCCAATCACAGATATTATCACAATTGACCGACTCACAGGATTACGAACTAATGCACACATTGACGAAGATAATTGCACTGATGACATCGATGGTGGTTTATTCAATATGTTTGAGCAACAACTTCTCTGTGGAATTGACACCGCTGGAAAGTGCAATATGGGAAGTGGAGACGAACAGCAGAGTCGGTGAGATTTGGGGTGACAATCACACATCACTCGGTCCACTGCAAATCTCTCATGCTGCATGGGTGGATAGTGGTGTTGAAGGTGAGTGGATGGATTGTGTGGACTTGGACTATGCTGTTATTGTTTTTCGTAAGTACATGGAACGCTATGCTACCCCTGAGAGGGTCGGAGGCTCCGTCACAGACGAGAATCGTGCAAGAATTTGGAATGGAGGTCCAAACGGGTTTCGAAAAGAAAACACGATCAAATATTGGCTTAAAGTGAAACGTGTCATGAAGATCGGATCGGAATGTGCAGTCTCGAAAGGTGGGTTTTTTCATTGACTTTGTGTATATCTGTATTATAATTTATTATTAACAACAGGAGATAACAAATGGCAAAAAACTCATCATACGATTCTACAGTGTCTAACAGGATTAAAATTGGTTCACCGCGACACTCTAAGAAAAGAAAAGGCAATGCACCCCCACGCACATCACGAAGAGGCAATGGGAAACGAGTGCGATAATAATTTGGCCCCATCGTCTAGCGGCTAGGACATCAGGTTTTCATCCTGGGAACAGGAGTTCGATTCTCCTTGGGGTCATTTTTTATAAATAGGGTATTATGAAAAACGTAAAGTATAAATTCAAAACATTAGATTTAAGTGCGGATGCTAACGAAACGACTGGAAACGAAAGTATGTTTCGTATTGGTAAATTTTTTGGTGTTGCGGCAGGTTTGATTATGTTTGGGTTTTTGATTGGTCTGGGAATCCATCTTGCTGGGGGGTTGTTTGGATGAAAAACGCTAGAAAATCGCGTAGAGGGCAGCGGTGGGTGCGAAGGATCGGAGAGGATGGGTATGAGCATCCTAGAGCGAAAACGTGGAGTGATTCCCCGAAAAAGGAAAAAGATAGGTATAAAACTAAGTCGAGTCTCAGAAAAGGCGATTGGGACTGATATATAAATGTGTAAACTCATTATATAATGAAGGAGATATTACTATGAGTAAAATGAATTTTAAACCGAGAGAAGTGAAACGACCACAAGTAGAGCCACCTTTTGTTTTTATGGATGAACAAGGACGAGAAGTGAAAATTCCAATGGAACAATTTCGTGGTCTTCCGGATGAGCAAAAAGAACATTTGGCACGTTTGCAAATGAAGGGTCATGTTGAAGAAAATCAAAAGAAGGGAACGTATCCACCTAAACCTGGTTTTGCTGTTACAGTTGTTGTTACATGCGGTCCTGCGGAATTGGGTAAAGCATCAGAAACTCATAAAAACTGCCCTGCTAAAATGAAACTTCATGAAGACTATATTATGGCAAGAAAGACTTATATTGCTCGTTACTTCATTGTTAACGGCGACGAACAGAAGAAAATTGAAGATTACTGGTTGGAGCATGTTCCTACTGCAAAATTCCGATTAGAACAAGAAAACGGACTAACAGAAATTCATAGACGAAGTTTGATTGAAAATAAACAAGGCGAACGTCTGGTTTCTGAAAAAATTAATCCCAATAATGGATATGCAATGAATCACGATTCAAATGCAGATTTAAGACCATTTGCTAAACCATGCGCAAGTTGTGGAAAAAATCATCAACAACCACCTACTGATGGTCCGGTGGGGGCAAATAGATAGGAAACGCTTCATGGCACCAAAACTGAATATTCTAGATCCAACCACTACCAATTTTAATCAGGTTAAGGATCAGATTGTTCGTAATGGTGGTCGAATTATGCGTGACTTCACGCAAGCAGACCCATGGCGATTATTTAGTACTTTTATGACATTCAACTATGATGCACAAGTTGTTCCATCATATGACGAATATCCTTTGGTGATGTTTCAAGACTTCAATCCTGTCACTGGCGTTTTGACCGGTCATAATTTTCATTATTTAACTCCAAGAAAACGAATGTATTTAATGAAAAGAATGTTTGGGATGATGTCGGAAACAAATGCTAGATTTAAATCAGAACAAAGTAAAGCAACCGGTCCATCTCCTACTCTCAAAAGAGCGATTCTTAAAATGGCATGGAAAGAGATGGGTCAATATCTCAAACCCTGTTTTAAGACTTATAAATTGAGGGAAGGATTGCGCTCTGAAGTTTATAGTATTGATATGGAAAATATGCCTTTATTGGAAGACCTTATGGTTATTCCTTATGCAAGATTTATTAAAGTTTCTACAGAAACCATTGAACAGAAATCTAAGAAGGAATACACTAAGGAGTCTCCTAAAAATTACTAATTCAAACGATAAATTAAAAGAATTCACAAAAGAACTTGTGGATGAAATTGATATTTTGATTTTAGCATATGAAAAATATCTACTTGATCAACTTTCTCATAGGGATTTGTCTAGAATTATGCTATCATTGAGGAAACAAGTGGACATCTACTATGAACAGGAGAGTGATGATGAATTCAAACGAAGACCATAATTTTGTGTTGGACAACCTATTAGATAGCGTTAAGTTTCTTTATACGGCATTACATTATGTGCGGGAAGTGGATGAAGATATATGGAAGAGAGCAAATCAATTTGCGTCTGATTTTCAACCAGATATTAATATTGAATTTGAAGGTGCAGAAGATCAGGACATGGAGACGGACAATTGAGTCAGTATAGATTACACATTGATATTCCACTAGGAACTGGTGAAGAGAAAGCGATTAATATGAGCAAACTTCTCATTCAAGAGTTCTTGAGTTCGCATCGGAAAGAATTGAATTTCTTGAATGAGAAATATAACATTGAACAATTAAATTATAGATTGGGTCACGATGAAGATCGACAAAAGTCCAATTACCTTGACAAAAACGAAAACGACCATGTGAGTAATAAGAAAACGAGAGTTTCTTTGAATTAACACATGGGCTGGAAGCGGATGGCATCAGCAGCATTGCTTATAACAATGTTTTTTCGTGAGTTCGAATCTCACCCAGCCTACTTCGGAGATTGAAAAGTGTCTAAAAGTGAATTTCAACAAAATCGTGATATAAAACGAAAAAGAAAAGAAAAACGTGAGTGGTACTTTTCTTTGACTTTGTTATTTTCTGCTATTGTAATTGCAATTATATTTATTGTGACAGGGGAATTCCCATGAGAATTGAAGACGATATCAAACTTGATTACTCGGACGTACTAATTCGTCCAAAGCGTTCTACACTTGAGTCCCGCAAAGAAGTTGATTTGCACCGAACATTCACATTCAAGAATGGTAAAACGTGGACAGGGATTCCCATCGTTGCTGCAAACATGGACACCACCGGAACTATAGAAATTGGCAAAGAGTTTGCACAATATAACATGCTCACCTGCTTGAGCAAACATATTGATTTTATTCCCGACAACGTGTCTATAAATGAAAGAAAAACAATGGCACTTTCATTTGGAATGTCAAAGAAAGATCAAGACATTCTTCGCGGGGAAACTTCAACTTATATGTCACCGCATCATTTCTTTTGTTTAGATGTTGCAAATGGTTACTCAGAAAAGTTTGTAGAATTCGTAAGGAGGGTTCGTAAACAATGGAAAGACAAAATCATAATCGCGGGAAATGTGGTAACATCAGAAATGACAGAAGCGTTGATCCTCGCTGGAGCAGACATAGTAAAAGTGGGAATAGGACCGGGGAGTGTATGCACAACAAGGAAGATTACAGGTGTGGGATATCCTCAATTGTCCGCAGTGATGGAGTGCGCAGACGCAGCACACGGGATCGGCGGACACATCATGGCGGATGGTGGGTGCCAGTCAGCGGGTGATGTTGCAAAGGCATTCGGAGCGGGAGCAGATTTTGTGATGCTCGGTGGAATGCTCGCAGGACATGACGAGTCTGCTGGTGATATGGTTGCAGGGGAAGATGGGACGCTCTATAAAACTTTCTATGGAATGTCCAGTGATACTGCTATGGAGAAGCATAATGGCGGTGTAGCAACGTACAGAGCGTCTGAGGGGAAGACGGTGCAAGTAGAGTATCGTGGTTCCATCAAGAACACCATTCAGCAGATTCTCGGCGGAGTCCGAAGTGCATGTACTTACACTGGCGCAAAGAATCTCAAACAACTACCAAAGTGTACTACGTTTGTTAGAGTTAGCAGACAACTAAATACTATATTCGGAGACACCAAATGAAAGACTATAAACAATTCATCAACGAGTCATCACTCTCTCGTCTATGGAAGCATAATCACGAACACGATTGTGGCGCATTGACAGCGTTCCGTAAGGCACCTGATTGTGGTAATGGCGAACCATACACCAAGAAAGAAAATGCACAACGCAACAAGTCTCTTCTTGCGAAACTCAAGAGCAAGGGATATGGTGTTACTAAATTAAAGGGAACCTATCCTGAAGGTGGCAGTGTCGGTAAGGAAGAGTCTTACTTTGTGGTAGACTTGAAGGACTCTGGTAGTCTGGAGAAGGAACTACGGAAACTTGGCAAAGAGTTTGAGCAGGATTCTATCTTGTTCGTCCAGAAGGGCGCAATGGATGTAAACATCAAGAATAATCCTGCAAAGGGATATCTGATTGGTACGAACAAATGTGATAATGCATGGCCTGGATATGGAAAGAAAGATGAGTTTGAGCGCGGTCGTCTTGGTCACACCTCTCCCATCTATACTTCGATGGTGAATGGTCGTCCGTTCATCTTTGAGGAAGTCGGGAATGAAGTCTCTGATCCAGGTAATGGTATGGGAGTCTGGGCGATGCATCGTGCTGCTGATAAGAATTGGCAAGACATCGACAAATGAATATAGACAGGGTTATAAATGCTGTGTATATTGGTGAAATTATTCTTAATGATAAGAAAACAAAATCGAATCTAAGAATGAAATACGACCCCAATCTCGACTCTCAGGTTTTAAAAAATAATGCCGGAAGAGTATATCTAATGACAATAGATGGAGAAATTTATAAGATTGGAGGATCCCAATCAAAGGGTGGGATCAAAACCACTCTCCAATTTTATCTTGGGGGTAATACGGGAAGACCATCCATTAGATCCTTTGGTGTAAATTGTCATATTGTTGAAAACATAAAATTAAATAAGTCTGTTGAGGTTTATATGATAATATCTGAAAATATTATTGCTGAAGTTAAAGGACTAATGTCAGAAGAACGAGTGAGCGTTTCTCCATTCAAAGAAATGGAACATAAGTGTTTAAGTGATTATCATGAAGTGATGAATAAATATCCAGAATGGAATTATCAAGAAAGTAATAGAAAATGGCCAGACGAAATTCAAAATGCTCATGTGAAATTGCTGGAGAATGTAAATAAATGACTTCGTTCCATAAGACCCCTCTGCGATACGCTGGAGGAAAGACCAAAGCGTATAAAAAAATAATAAACCACATACCAAAAACGAAAAGGATCATTTCGCCCTTTGTTGGTGGTGGTAGTATGGAATGTAGATGGTCCGGTGAAGTTGGTGTCGAGGTTATTGGATATGATATTTTTTACCCATTAGTTAACTTTTGGAAAGTAATAAAAGAATCCCCAAATGAGTTGGCAGATGCTTTGTCTGAACTTGAACCAACAAAAGAAAAATATGCAGAAGTGAAAGAAATACTAATGCAATGGGACTACACACAGGAAATGTTAAAAGATTGGAAAACTGATTACTACAAACGAGATTCTATTGAATTGGATGCTGTGACCGCTGCTTCTTATTATTTTTTCAATCATAATTTATCATATGGTCCAATGTATCTTGGATGGATTAGTAAAACTTATCAGGATAAAAATAAGTGGCGCAATATGATAAACAAGATTCGTAATTTTCATAATCCAAATTTATCAGTTGAGATGGGATCGTTTGAGAAAGTAATTCCAAATCACAATAAAGATTTTCTGTACCTAGATCCTCCTTATTATTTGGAAAGGGACAATGATAATAAAATGTTCAAAGGCATATATCCAAACGCCAACGTTGATGTCCACCATTCTGGGTTTGATCATGAATTGCTTGCAAATCTATTAAAAGAGCATAAGGGTGGTTTTGTTCTTTCTTATAATAATTGCGAATCTATAAGGGATTATTATGATTGGTGTGATTTCTATTATCCCGAGTGGCACTATTCTTATGCCCTTGGTGAAACAAGAATCGGTAAGAATAAAATAGAATCTGGCAATGAACCAAAAAAATCCCATGAAATTCTTATTGTGTCCAAATGAATCTTGACATTGGAACTATAATAGGATATAATTCTTGTATGGATAATGAAAACATAAAAACTCGACCACCCACCATATACATCGCAGGTCCGATGAGAGGCATCAAGGATTATAACTATCCTGCCTTTGATCGGCAGGCGATGGTACTTGAGAAGCAGGGATGGGTAGTCATCAATCCAGCAGAGATGGATAGGGATGACGAAAAGCCAA